GGCTCAACCGGCTCATATCCGATATTCACCCATTCGGTACCGTTCCAAAGCTTCAGTCGATTCTCTATCGTATCCACCCATAGGTCATTGACCGAAGGATTCAGCGGAGCCAGTCCCGCTTTGGCGATCGTGTCCTGGTAGATGATGGTCTGCCCTCCTCCGCCGCCATGCAGCCCGTCAAAGTCAATGGCCGTTGTCCAAGTCGTGCCGCCATCGGTACTAACCGCAATGCCGTAGTCGCCTTCCCGGTACTGGCCGATCTTAATCTGTTTCACCCCGTCCGCCATGATGATGGCATCGTTCTCCCAGTAGAACTTGTCCGTGCCGAGGATCTTCACCAGCGCCGTTCGCAGCGTACCGGAACCGAGGAAGCTGGCATTGACGCCTACCGCTTCAACAGCGGTCTTCACCACATGGTCTGTCGTATCCCAGCCAAGCTGCCAGGTCTGGCCTCCATCGAGTGAAATGAAGAAACCCCGGATACCGCTCTTCCAGACGTATGCGCTGTCGGCGATTCTCTCACTGGTGTGCGCATATCGGATCGTGCTGCCGTCCTCTTCTACGCCGGAGGAATAGTGAAGGCCGAACAGCCCGGATGCCAGGGCGTTGAAATACTCCTGCTGGACGGTTAGCGTCCGGATATCCGTTACCTGCGTCTCCACTCTGTTCACCGCTTCCGTTGCCAGCTGTGCTTCATCTCGCAGGCTGCCGAGGGAGCCGGATAAACTACTGTTCCTGGAATAAACCGCTGCATTGGAAAGTGTGATGCTCTTATACCGTTCCAACAGCACGTCGTATTCCGTCTCCGTGACCTTGCAGGAAACTTCCAGTCCGAGCTTTGAAATATACACATGGACCGTATCGCAAAGGCTCACACGCTCCGCTTCAGCAATATCCTGATAGCCGGGCGTCTGCCAGAGCTGGAAGAAATCGATCTTGATGTCAATATCCGCCTCGATGAGGGAGGTATTCTTGAGGTACTGGTTGACATAATTCCTCAGCTGCACCTCGGTCGGCTTTTCCTCAAAATGACTTGTGCAGTCCAGGACGGAGATTTTTTCATACGGGCCATCATGCTCAATGGTGACCACCTTTTCCGGCAACTCCATGAGCGTGCCATCTTCACTGTGCTTCCAGTAGGGATGCACGCCCGTGATCATATTCTCGATGGACCGCTCCATCTTGAAGTCGATCAGGTTCTTCCCGTAAACGATCTTTACTCCATGGTCTGCACCACGATGCCCGTGAAGCATGGCTGTGTACATATCCCACTCATACTCGCCGCCAAAGGTATCCAGCATGGAACCGTCCATACCACCCAGACACCCGCGCACGGTCGCCGGAGAAGTTATGGAGAATGTGGCGTTTGAGTCGATGTCCGTCCAGAAATCAAAGGGACAGTCCGTTGTGGTGTGGCTTTTGATCGCCGCCATCGCCGCCTGGGATCCCTGTGCCGAAAACGGGCTCACCGTGATGAAGTTCTCCTGATACTGGATGTGCCGGGCCTGAACTTCCAGAAGCCCGGTAAGCGGCGTTGTGATTTTATAGATCCGAAACGGCTGTGCGGTCGCCCGCTCGGAAGGTTTCGCAAGGATGATATTACCCTCTATCACATCCTCCGCATGAATACCAAAGGACGGATAGCCCATCTTCAGCTCATAAGAGCCGTTCCGCTTCTCCATCACATAGCAGGACAATGCATCGCAGAGCTTTCCGATGCCATTGTTGGCGAAGGCGGTTTCTGTTTCCATATATAGGCAAGGGATCATAGCGTCCACCACCTCGGTATAATCTCGACCCGGCTAATGTTCCCGCTCCATGCAATGTGGTTCTTGCCCGGTTTCAGATCGGGGAAGTCCTCGCTCTTCACATAGCCGTTGCAGAAACCGGAAGCGTCATATGCATTATGGGTCTCGCAGTTCAGGTCGATATAGCCGTCGTTGGCAAGGATCTGGATGACCTCATCCCCGATATACACATTCCCCTCTCCGCTACCGTAGACACGGAGGATGGGCTTGGCATGGAACTCGAAAGGATTCTTGATTGTCGTCTCTCTCGTCAGCAAGAGCCTCCGCTGTCCGTCCACGCTCCACCGCTGGGGCTGGCAATGGAAGGTCAGCTTCATGGCTGCGCCTTTCCCACGTTTCGGCTCGAAAGATATCGCTTCCTTGCAGATGCCCATGCGGAAGAAATCCGGGTCGTATGTGTCATGAAGCACCTGGTACCCGGCAGGCGACAGTAGCCAGCTCTTCACTGCCGCTGTCCTCGGAGCCACCGCGTCAAAGAAGAAGGCGTCGTAGCTGATATCCAGATTTTTGAAACGATGCTCTCCGGCTTTCGCATTGTCTCTTATTAGATCACCGTTCTTGCCGGGGATCGCCTGCATCTCCATATCCACCGCCGGGCTGTTATATACGCCTGGGCCAGAGATATACAGAAGGAAGTCCTTGCTGTTCTTCCCGGCGAAGGTCAGGTAATTGCGGACGTATCTGGTTTTCAGTTCAAAGAGGTTCATGTCTGTGTCAGACAGGACCGGCATTCTCTGCATGGGTTTCTCCTTCCTGCGCACCAATATCGGCTAATATACGATGCCATCTTATTTTGGCCGTGCGCTTGTATGTAAAAGAGGAAAAACCGGTGCAAGGTTACTTGCCCCACACCGATCCGTCCTCATTGAGCATATCATTGATCCGGTGGACTATCACATCCGCCAGATCGTTGTCGTTCTGGGCCTCGTAACCGTTGACCACCACCGACAGCCCGCCTATATTGACAGTACGGTTGTTGGTGACCTCACCTCCTGCTCCCGCCAGTGCAAGGCTGCCCGCGTTCATCTCCGGAATGGCAAGTCCGGTAAAAGCGGAGCCTACTGAGGATGCCAGGTCCCGGATGCTGTTCATCAGCACGCGCCTGCTGTCGCGGATGCCCTTAGCCAGAAGTTCCATGAAGTCCGGCATATACTCGTCCGCGTGGGACAGAGGGCCTTCCTCCGGAACCGAAAAACCGAGGATATTATCCACGGAGTTTGCCAGGGATCTGGCCGCATTGGTTACTCTGTACGCATTGTCGTTAATGCCTGCTGCCATCTGGATGCAGATATCCCGGCCCCAGACATAAGCATCGCTGCTCATGTTGAGGTAATTGGATACGCTGGTCTTGATCGCTGAGCATGCTGTAGACACATTGGTTTTCATCGTGCTGAGGGCATTGGTCATGTTGGTATTGGCCTCTGCCATCTTGTTTTTCACGATGTTGGCGATTTCCGTGAATGTGGTCGAGAAGGTCGTTTTGATCTCAGTCAGCGCTGTCGTTACCGCTGTTTTGATCTCAGTGAGCTTCGTCGTGATCGTCGTTTTGATCGTAGTCCACGAAGTCGTTGTATTGCTGACCACAGCCGTCCAGGTATTTGCAATTGTGTTTTTGATAACGCCCATCGCCGTATCCACCGAGGAGCGGATATTGGTGAGCGCCGTTGTGACTGTGTTTTTAATGCTGTTCCAGCTCGTTGTGGTGTTGGAGTTTACCGCCGTCCATGCATTGGCGATGGTGTTTTTGATCACCCCGGTTGCCGTCGTGACCGTATTTTTCATCGCCGTGCAGGCGGAGTTGATGGTCTGCTGCATCTGCTTCCACATGGAAGAAGTATTGCTTCCTGTCCCGCTCCATGCCGTACTCATGACCTGCTTGATCAAAGCGGATACCTTGGAGATGCCACTCTGGATCTGGCTCATGCCCTGGGACACGACTTTCCCAATCTGGCTCCAGCTCTGGGTGGTCGCCGTCTGGACCTGTGTCCATGCAGTCTTCACTGCCGTGGTCACCTGCGTGGCGGCCGTCTTCGTGCTGGTTGCGATCTGTGTCCAGGCCTGGGTATATGCAGTCTGCACAGCGGTCATACTAGTCTTGATGGAGTTGGAAAGCGTGGTCGAGAGACCATTCGCCGCCGTTTCGACCAGAGAGACATTTCCGCTAATGCCATCCGCCAAGTTGGTCATGAAGTCAGGCATCCACGTCTGCATATCCGCCAGAGGACCGGTATCCGGCACGGAGAAGTGTAGGAAGTTCCGGATGGCGTTGGCTACGGAAGACGCAGCGTTCTTTACTTTGTCAATAGCACCCCTGATACCGGAGGCAATGTTGCTTACGAGATCAGAACCCCAGGACAGGGCTGAGGATACCACGCCGGATACAGCTTCCTTAGCCTTATTGAATCCACCCGTTATAGCTTCCTTGATGCTGCTGATCTTGCCGGTAATCGCTGATAGCATATTCTGGAAGCCAGTCGAAACCGAAGTGGCCAGATTGGAGACGGTTGTGGAAACCGTACTTTTAATGTTTGTCCATGCGGTCGTAACGCCGGTCTTGATGCTGTCTACTGTCGTGCTGACCGATGTTTTGATATTTGTCCAGGCAGTGGTTATCCCGGTTTTTATGCCGTTCACGACGTTGGTTACTGCGGAACTGATCGCGTTCCATGCACTCGTCACCGCTGTCTGGATTCCTGTCATGACGGTTGTGATAGTCGTGGAAATGGCGTTCCAGACAGTTTCTATCGTCGTTTTGATCGCGTTCATCACAGTGGAAACGGCTGTGGAGATCGCGTTCCAAACCGTGCTGAAGGTCGTCTGAATACCGGTCAGCGTCGTAGAGAAAAAGCTCTTGATCGCATTCCATATCGTTGTCGCAGTGGTCTTGATCGTATTCCAGACCGTAGATACCGCCGTAGAAATGGCATTCCATACTGTACTGAATGTAGTCTGGATCCCGGTTAGCGTGGTTGTGAAGAAGCTCTTAATCGCATTCCACACCGTTGTCGCAATGGTCTTGATCGTATTCCAGACC